ACATGGTGGAAACTGGATTAAACTTTTAGACTCTGCAACCACTAATGCACAATCTATTGCTGGTGATCTGAATGTTGCTGGTAATTTAACCGTTACTGGAGATACGGTAACACTAAATGTCGGGACATTAAATGTTGAAGACAATGAGATCCTTTTAAATTCTAGTGTACAAGCATCTGCTGTTCCTTCTCTTAATGCTTCGGTTAAAGTTAATAGAGGATCATCTAACGATGTTGATATGCGTTGGAATGAATCATCTGATCGTTGGGAGATTACCAATGACGGTGTAAATTATTATAATATTCCAGTCACTGGAGAGTATGCAACTACAGATACTGACACTGTTACTCGTCTACGTGCTACCGCAACGGGATCTTATATCGATGGTGACGTTACATTAGTTGCAGCAGGATCTGCAAGTCTAACGCAATCAGGTAATACAATTACATTGACTGCTGCTAACACTGATACTGTTACTCAAGTAGGAACATCTGGAAATGAAGTTTCTGGAACTATTACCTTCCAGGGATCAGGTGCTACCACTGTTTCTCAATCTGGTAATACAGTTACTATTAATTCTACTGACACAGATTCAAACACAATTACTCGTGTTCGTGGCAGTAATACGGGCACTTATCAATCAGGAGATATCACAGTTGTAGGTGCTGGATCTGCACTTGTAACACAAAGTGGTACTACCATTACAGTTACTGCTTCTGATAACAATACAATTACATCTATCGGTACTTCTGGAAATGCTGTTACTGGAACTGTAGTTCTTGCAGCATCTGGAGCAGCAACAGTAAGTCAAATTGGACAGACAATTACAATCGGTGCAACAGATACTGATACCACATATACTGCTGGAACTGGTATAGCGATTAGTGGACTTAATAATGAAGTTTCTATTGGACAAGCAGTTGGTACAACAGATTCAGTAACATTTGATTCACTAACAGTAACAAACACAGCAGAAATTGATGGTATCAAAATTACTAATGGTGTTGGAAATGATAGTCTATCAACTGGTGTTGGTCTAAATGTACTAAACTCCACTACAGCATCTGCTACAAAGAACACTGGTTTTGGATATCAAGCATTGTTATCTAACCAGACAGGAGATGACAACACTGCAGTTGGATACTTTGCTGGACGTAATACTCAAGGAACTGGCAACACTCTTGTGGGATCTGATGCCGCTGCTGATCTGTCAACAGGAAGTTATAATACAGTTATCGGTTATGACATTGATGTATTAGACAATACTGCTAACTCACAATTAGCAATCGGATCTAATGGAAACACATGGTTGCGTGGAGATAGTAATTATCATACAACATCAATTTCTTTTGATGGATTGCGCGAATACACAGCAGCAACAGACATTACGGCTGGAAATGTTGTTGCTCTAAAACAAGATGGAAATCTTTCTGAACTATCTACGGCAACTGACTTAACAACTCTTCCAACTCCTACTGCCTCTAAAGATAAACTATCATCAACACTTGCAACACAATGGGGATTTGGTGGATCTGAAATTAGATACTCTGGAGAGTATGCTGTAGGAGATCATTACAATGAGACGTTTGGTGGTGTAGTCTCTTACATGTATGACCCAACATCACAGGCAAACAGAGTTGCACTTACTGCTAACGTATCTAACTACGTTGTTACTCATAGAACATCTAATATTTTATCTGCATTAGTTCCATTCACCACACAACCTACTCCTAGCACTAATACTGGTATAGGTGCTCTTGGTTATCTTGGAACAGTTAGTGGTCAAGAAAGATATGCTGTTGCTGTTGGAGATGACGGACAAATTTCTGTCGCTATCATTGATATCGATGGAGCATTTAGTATTACACTAGTAGCAGAGTTCTTGGACGTTTACAACTTTGCTTCCAGTGCTGCTAGAGAACCAAACTTGTTTGTTGAAGACGTAAATAACTTCTTCCTTGTACAACATGATAGTAATAACAATACCTATATGTTCCACTTCGATGATGAAGGTGGAACATGGCAACAAAATACTACCCGACAAGTTTTATCAAGTGGATCGCAGCAAGCATTCTACAAAAATAGAGGTGCAGCTAGAGTTGGAACCAAGCAATGGGTAATCATTGGAACAAATGCCAGTAATAATTTAGAAATTGGTCACTACACTTTATCATCAGGCAATCAACCATCAGTTGATTTCACGGGAACTGCACCGTCACTTACAGATTCAATAAGTAATTCTTGGGTACATGGTCAGTTAGTTTATGATACTGCTGAATCTTCTCTTGTTTATGTTACAGAAAACTCTAACAATGAACCTTGTATCCTAGTCTTTACTGAAGATGGATCCTCATTTACGTTTGGTTCTTGGACGAATTATACTAACGCTTCTACTGCATATAGAGCACGTAATGGACAATATATTGTTCACCGTAATGTTGATGGACAATTCTGGTCATTGATTACTGGTAATGAAGATGCAACTCCTGCTGCAAGTGGTTATAGAAAACTTGTAGTTACTGGAGGAGCACAAAGATCTTCATCTCTTTCTAATGCAAATCAAGTAGAATCTAATATTAACAACTTCGAGTTTTCTGATCTAACAAATATTGATGATGAACTTCTGCTTGGATATCCAGCAAATTACTTTATTCCTATTGGTCAAGATGCATTTACTCATAGGATTATAGGACAAAATAATGGTGGCAATAAAGGAACTGTTTACTATACAAGAAAAACATATAGAACAACATATAATCCTGATCCAAGTACGTCTCAAGTTATTGGTATTGCAAAAAATACAGTAACTTCTGGAAATACTGCTGAAGTTCAGTACATAGGAACATTTGTTGGAGCATCTGTTGCTACTGCAAGAGATTACTTCCCTAACTATACCACCTCGGGATACACTGCTTCTACAACTAAACCAATTGATTATCCAGCAACATTCAAACCAGTTGGTAAAGCACTATCTGGTTCTGAACTTTACATTTATGACGGACAAGCAGGAACTGGTAGTGGATCTACTGTAGTTGCTACCAGCAGTGGTGGCGGTGGCGGTGGTGCTACCTATACTGTCTCTGCAGAGACAGTTCCTGCTGGTGCAGAACTTCGTTTGACTGGATCTGATGCTACAACTGATGGTGTTGACATCCTCGGTAACAATGGCATTACAGTAACCAGAACTAACGCTGACACTATCACAGTTGATGGTGCTAATCTCTTACAAAATCTTGTAGAGGATACAACACCTGAACTTGGTGGTAATCTAACATCTGACTATATTATTACTGGTAAACAGTTCTCATTAACTAATAGATCCTTTGATATCATTGAGACTTCGACAAATGATGTTACTCTGCAGCATACCGCTGCTGGTTTATTAGTCTTACGTTCCGCTGGTGACGTTGAGATCCAGAGTTATCAAGGATCCCAGTTGTTGAGAACAAACAGTGGATCTGGAACTACAGGTGGAATCTCGCTATACTATGCTACTGGTCTCACTTCAGAAATTGTAAGAGTTACTACTACTTCTACTGGTGTAGATATTAACGGGGTACTTAACACTACTTCTCTGAACGTTAACGGTTCTGCATATATTCCTGGTAATACACTTATTGATGATGATACATTTGGCACTGCATCTGCTACCAACGTTGCTAGTGCAGAGTCTATCAAGGCATATGTCGATGATAATGATGTCAGATCGTTGCAAGTAGTATCGATCACAGGTGGTACTAGAATTGATCTAGTTGATTCTGATGGAACTACAGTTCAAGATTCGTTTGATATTGTTGGTTCTGGAGGTGCTACAGTTTCTAGATTTGATGCTGACACGATTACAGTTTCTTCTGCTGATACTACATACACAACTTCTGCAGTTGTATCTGGATCCGATGTATTGATCCGACTATCTGGAAGTGATTCTTCTACAGATGACTTGACAATTAGTTCTGGCACTGGTGTTTCCTTTACCAATGTTACTGCATCTGGATTTACAATTGATGCTAGTGGTGCTGGTGGTGGACTTACCGAACTCGTAAATGACACTACACCTGAACTAGGTGGACAACTTGCTTTAAGTACCCATAGCACAGTTGGATTGAATGCATCTACTGATAGAGCAAATGGAAATTACATGTCTCTTGGTTCTGGAACTTCTGGAGAAGCTGGTAGATTCCATTACTTTAAACCAGGAACTGGTCCTCTACAATTGGAAATGTTGTTGGAGAAAGACTCTGACTTCGCTGCTGTTGTTAAGAGTGAGTACACCAGTTTAGGAAATCCTGCCACTGCATATCATACGCTCCTTTCTGTGATATCTAATAACGATAGTGATGATACAGGGGATCTAGCATCTGTAGAAGTTAATCATGGTTCACTAGTTGATGGTTCATACGTAAGATATGCAACTACCTCTCTTGGTGCTAACTTAAGGGGTCAGACAACAGTCCCTGAATCTACACTCTCTGTTGGTGTTTATGATCATTCAATTAATTTTGGTGACCCATATGCTGGCGTTGCTGCTGGTGGTTTAATCACATATAATTCTGCTCGATTGAGAATTATTGGAAAGGGTAGTGCTGGTCCTGTCATCCAAGGTTCTCTAGTTGAAATTAAGAGCGAAGATGCATCTGAAACCCAAGCAACATTTGCAGAAAATGGTGCAGTAACTTTATATCATGATAATCTTGCCAAAGTTACTACAACTTCTACTGGTGTTCAAGTTACTGGAACTGTAGATGCAACTGCAGTAACTGGTGATGGTAGTGGACTGACTGGATTTACTCCACTTAAATCTAGAAATACTGTTTCTGCTACAACTCCTTCTATTGCGGATGGAGCGTCTGCAAACATCTCACTTACTGGATATAAGTCTTACATGTTGTTGAAAATTGATACTGGTAGAGCAGCATGGGTTACTCTATATGTTGACGCTGCTTCTAGAACTGCTGATGCAAGTAGAAGTGAAACAACTGATCCTACTCCTGGATCTGGTGTTATTGCTGAAGTAATTACAACTGGAGCTACCTCACAGTTAATTACACCTGCTGTTATGGGATTTAATAATAATTCTCCTGCTGACTCTACAATCTATGCAAAAGTGGTAAATAAGAGTGGAAGCACAAACACTATTAGCGTAACTCTCACCCTACTAGAATTAGAAGTATAAAATGTCAAAAAGAACATATATCGTAACTCTTCGCGATAAGAGAGATCTTGCAAATTTCTATGACGAAATGGAGTTTGCAGGATCATCTAATTCGTTTGTTCCTGGAAGGGAAGTAAAGTGTAGGGTACGTAGAAATTTAAGTAGAAACACGCACTACAATTTAACACCAGAAGAAGCGGTTAAATTGGCAGAGGATCCTAGAGTTCTTGCTGTTGAACTACCATTTGAAGACATGGGTATTATTGCAGAACCCTTTGGATCTTATACTAGAAATGGTAATTTTAGTAAATCAACATCTGGACATTCCAATTATCAATGGGGTCATCTGCACTGTGCTGGAACACAAGCACAAAGGAGAAAGAATTCTTGGGGAAGAGACACTACGAATAGTGTAAATGATAGTGTAACTGTATGGGAAGATGGTACGGGTGTTGATGTAGTTATTGTTGACAGTGGAATTGTTGGTAGTCATCCATCATGGAATAGTGATCCAGATGGAACAAGTGGAACAGATAGATTTATACCATATCAATGGTTCAATGAATTGAATACCATAGTAAATGGTATCGATAATGATTTACAAACAGAACCAACAGGAACTATTCCTTATACTGATATAGGTTATCATGGTATGCATGTTGCTGGTACTGTAGCTGGTAGCTTGCGTGGATGGGCACCACAAGCAAACATTTACAATTTGAATATCTTTAATGGAACTAGTAGTCTCGATGTTCCTACTCTATTGATATTTGATTACTTAAGAGCATTCCACCAAAATAAACCAGTAGATCCAAAAACAGGATTAAAAAGACCAACGGTAACCAACCATAGTTGGGGATTCTCTCAAAAATATATTCTTTTTGATGAGACACAGGGAATATATGATATAAGTTCTATTGTTTATCGTGGAACTACATATGATTCTGCAAATCCTGGTCCTTCTGGTTGGACTAATCAAGGAATTAAAAGTGATTTTGGTTTGAATGCTGATAACAGCAGTAAGTTGGTGACAATTTCTGTTAGAAGTGCATCTGTAGATGCTGATGTTGCAGATGCAATTGAGGATGGAATTATAATTATTGGATCTGCTGGTAATAATAATTCTAAAATTGATCTTATTGGCGGGACAGATTATAATAATAGAATTACATATACTTCCTATAGTCAGGATAGAAATACTAACAATGGAGTATTTACTAGTTACTATATGAGAGGATCATCTCCTGGTGGTTCACCGAATGCAATTTGTGTAGGATCTTTGGATGCACATTCTGATTTTAGGAGATCATCATTTTCAAATCATGGTCCTAGAGTAGATGTGTTTGCTCCAGGAAGTTACATTGTCTCTGCTTTTGATGACTTTAGTTATTCAGCTGATGGTAACACCGCACAAAATATTACTGACCCAAGAAACAATACATACTTCCTTGGAGTCATTTCTGGAACTAGTATGGCATCACCACAAGTTGCTGGTATTGCTGCTTGTTATTTGACAGGAAAAGATTATCGAGTAAACACTGCAGAGATTTTAGATTACGTAAAGAAATATACTATTGATAATGAAATGTCCGTGAGTGGTAGTGGATATCAAAATGCTACAGATCTTCATGGAGCACCAAATAAAGTTGTCTCTGCAACTAATCCAAAACCAACATCAGGATTAGGTCTCACGACTACTTTTACTAGAGGAAAAAGAGAAGTATCTGGAATGACTTTCCCTAGAAGCAATGTACTTCCACAGAAAAATCTGTCCCAGTATGTTTTTCATATCAATGAAACTGCTGGTGAGTATAGTTATATTCGTGGGATAGATGATTTAGGATATGGAAACGACAGTCCATATAGAGAAATTGCATTGACTGTCGGCAGAGATCTTAAGATTGTTAAGGAAGATACTTCAGCAATATATCTCCAGCATTATTATCCAACTGGAACTACTCCTGCAGCTGCTAGTGCTAATGGTCCTAGTGGTGTTGATGGACAAGGAGCATACAATGGAGCAGCTGCGGGTGACTTTTTAGAATGGGAAAACATGTACACTGGAATCTTTGCTTTATCTGGAGCAGGAGCTTCATCTGGTACGCAAACATTTAACATTACTACTACATCACCATCATTTTCATACTACACCTTGAGTGGAACTGATCGTCTTGGATCAGTTAGTGGTAATGATCCTACAGTTACAGTTGAAGTTGGAGATACAATCAACTTTAATTTAAGTAATGTTGATACTTTCCACCCATTCTATGTTAGAAATGCCGCTGGAAATTCAAACGTAAGTACACCAGCTGCATCCAATCAGGGATCTACAGGAAATACTACAGTATCATGGACACCAAATACAGCAGGAACATATTCATATATTTGTGGAAACCACAGCAGCATGAAAGGCACTATTACAGTAAATACTGCTAGTCCAAGTGGAGCTACAGTACATCAATACCTTACTGTTGGTGATGCTGAAATACATAATGTTTATCTAACCAATAACCAATCAACTAGTTATTTTATTGAAGCAAACAACACTAGTACAGATAGAAATGGTACTATTCCTAGTGGAACTGTTAATCCTACAGTTAATATTAACCGTGGAGATATTGTCATCTTTAGCATGAATGCAAATGGTCATCCATTCTGGATTAAAACTAGTGCAGTTACTGGAGGATCATCTACTATCAATCAATGTCCAGACAATGGTGCTGCAGTAGGTCCAGTTGTGTGGAACACTGCTGAATATTCTCCTGGAACATATTACTATATTTGTCAGTATCATAGTGGCATGGGTGGACAAATTATTATCAGCTAAATAGAGCTGCCTTACTCTATATTCATGGAATCAAATCCAACGAAGAAAGAGGAAGCCAAAAAAGGAAACAAATTTGAGTGGGCTGATGAAGGGGTATCTACCCTGGTGCGTGTTATTATTCTAGGATGGTCAGCAGCAATTCTGACCCTTAATTATGTAACTGTTCCTGGTATTCCTCAAAAAAATATCGATCCGACTTTCATCGCCAGCGTTTTTACTGGGACGCTAGCTACTTTCGGGGTCGTTCCTGCTAAAAAGAAGGAAGAAAAAGAAGCAAAAGAGGAAAAGAAAGATGCAAAAATTGATTAATGTTGTGGCACTTCTATCTGGACTGGTATCTCTATCAGTCGTAGGTGGAGGTGCTTATCTTTATATGAATAAAGATGTTCTAGTAGAAAATGCTAGAGAGAAAGTAACTAAAGCAGTTACTGAAGCAGTGACAGATGCGCTTCCTGGTATGATGGACAGTGCTATGCCTGCCTTGCCCAAGACTACAGGTCCCGCGTTGCCATTCTAACCATGAGTATATTCAACCACGAGAAAGAAGACGATACTGAATTAGCACCAAAGAAAAAACCATCAACATTTAAAATATTTGTTGGAACTGCTGCTTCTTTATTTGCTATAGCACACCTAGGTCTTCTAGGTTATTTACTTGAGAGGAAACCTGAATTGCCGTCAGTTCCTACAATTAATCTTCCTCGTGGTCCTTACTCATCGTATGTAATCGAAGCAGGAAAGGATGGATATCGTATCGAATATCGTGCCGATGATCCTAAAGTATTAGAGTCAACTAGATCTCTTGATCTTGATAAAGAAAAGAGAGGACTATTCGGTGGCGGTAGTGAACAACGTACTGAATATCGTACCGACCAGTTCACCAGAAATGGTACTAGAAATTTGGGAGGTGATATTGGAGAGGTGGGAAAGACAGGAGGTGCCAGCGCAGAGTGCATCGCGGCGGACGCTGGAGCACGATCACAAGGTGCAATGGCAGGAACTAGCATAGCTGCTGGTGTCGCTGTTCCAGCGGTCGCTAGCATCCCCTACGTGGGTTGGTTAGCAGGTGGTTGGATGTTGCTGCTAGGACAGAAAGCAGGTTCTGAATTAGGTTCACAAGTTGGTAGTGTATTTAATGATTGCTAATGGATATTCCTATTATTAGTGGTATTGATATTGATATTAATGATATCAATATTGGTGAATTGAGAACATATCAATATACTCCACCATCAGTCCCTGTTGCAGCACCAGTCACTGTAGATATTGGTGTGCCTGTTGTTAATATTCCTGGATGTGTTGAGGCACATGAGACAAACAACTCAAAGAATGATCAGGTAAAGTCAGATGACAAGAGAGGACTGGTTACGTTTTGCGATTCTGGCATCCCTAGTTTTGATGCTATTCAGTATGAACCTGACCAGATGATCATGACTTATCCTGCAGTAGTACCAAAAACTGATAGTCCAGACAAACCAACACCACCAGAAGCACCAAAAACACCAACACCTAAAACTCCTGTTGCTACTGCTAAAGTAGATTGTCCTACACCAGGACAAGAAGCAAAAGAACCTGTTGGCACACTAATCGAAGGGTTTAGAAAAAAAGTTGTTGCTTATGAGTTAGTAGGTAATGAATGTATTCAACGTACAGAATCAGTCGCACTGCCACGGCAAATCATTGCTGGACTTCCTAGTGGTGGTCAGGTCATGCAGGTTGGCGGCATTGCTGTCATTGCAACGTCGTCGGCACTATTAGCAAAACCGCTGGCAGACATACTTTTGAAAGCAGTCAAACCAGCGGTTAAGAAAGTTATGAAAAAGATTGCTGCTATTCGGGGGAAGAAACCACCGATCTTGAGCGTAAAGGAGCGCCAAGATGAGCAGCGTCAGATGAATGCTGCTGTGAAGGCTCTTCGTTCTGTGTTCCCGAGGAAGAAGAAACGGAAGGGATAGCATGGACGTGTGGATGTCTATGTCCTGGAGGATTGTTTACTATCACGTCAGCACAAATTTTATAATAAGGAGACTTGGGGTGAAATTGTATTCCACGTAACATTAAATCTCCACAATTTTTGAGTCTTGCGATCTCAAAGTCTAATCTCTTATTAGCAGTCAGTTGTGCATTCAACTCCATTTGAGTTCTTGCTGCCCTCTTACACAAATCTTGCATCTCTTTATCTGTAGGTGTACTCCATGTCATAGAGAAACCTACACCTAGACTATAGTTATCTTTTTGTCCTGTTCTTGTTTGTTTTCTGAAGAGAACACGTCCAGGATTGTCAATAATTCCATCTCCAATTTCAGCACCGTCTTCATCGAAGGCACCAAAGTTATCGCTAACATCATATACTGGGTCCATATAATATGGTTCGTAAGGTTTAGATGCCGAAGCAGAACCTGTTACGTAGGGGGTGAAGTTTCTAGTGGGACCTTGACATTGAATACCTCCACCATATGTGTTGGTGATATATGGTCCTTGTAAAACTTGAATAGCTTGATTAGTAACCGAGCCCGAACTATTCGCTACAGGAGCAGCAGTCGCACTCACACCTCCTATCTCCGCATTTGCAGGTAGGGCATTCGCAATACTTGTTAGACATAAAATTACTGGGAGAAAATACTTGTTGTGTCTGTTATACTTTGAACCTCTGTGGTTCTCTGGATAATCGTTTGATTTGAAAGACCTGGACCTTGATAAGTTTCTGTGAACTGAAACGCTGCCCCTGGTGTTGTTTGTGTGAAAGTTGGTTTGTTGTTTACACCTGTCCATGTTGAAGTCACTCCATCGATAGTTACATTACTAGCACCTGTCCCTGGAGACAGGTTTCCATTTGCTGTGATACCACTTCCTGTAGCAGAGTATTGATACCCTGTGTGATAGTCCATCGAATTGATGGTTTCTGTTATAGTTTGTGTGGTCTCTGTATGGCTACTCATTGAGCCCTGTGTAAAATTTGGAACTACTGGGACTGCTTTTACAGCAGTCCCTTGTAATACACCAAGAATTAATCCGAGACCGATTGCTTCTTGTAATCTAGACATATTTATTAGTCGATAACGGTGATCTCACTGACAAATTGTCCTGTCGCCGTAGTACCAGCTCCACCAGCAGTCACGGTAAGTACACCAGCACTGGTTACAGTACCTGCTAG